ATCCGCAGCGAGACCAGGAACGGAACTTTAAATGACGTTCAAACGGAAGAAAAACGCCCTCCGAACCCGGTACGGGTGTTTATCATAGGTGTATTGGCCGGCTTACTTGCCGGTGTGTTATTAACTATCAAACTGAAGAAATGATGAACAAGAATTTCATGTACGGCATCGGTGCCGTGAAATACAAGGACTTTGTGGTGGGCTATATCGAACCCGGTTCGTTTGATATGGGCGGGGTTAAACCAGAATCGACCAAGATAAACGCGGAACAGGTGCCGGGAACTCCTGTGCTGATTATTCCGCAGAGCAACGGCGGTATCGCCCCCACGTTCAATGTCATCCAGTTGAACTACGAGAATCTTCATAAACTGCTTGGGGGCTCCCTTCATTACAAGAAGGAGGATACGGAAAAGAAAACTCCTGTGGGCTGGACCGCTCCTACATCGGCCGTGCTGATGGACGGTCCGTGGGAACTCAGCCTGGTTTCCGGACAGAGTGTACTGATACCGAACGGTACGTTGCTTTCCAACCTGGGCGGCAAGCTGACGCTTACGGAAACGGCCAAGATAGAATGCACGCTTGAGGTGGCTATGCCGGCGGACGGTTCGCAGCCTTACGGTGTGTTCGATACGGAAGCAATACCGGATGAGTGGAAACAGTACAAGCTTCCGGCAGCGGAAGCAGCCGCGTCTGTACAGGCCAAAAGCAGAAAGAATTAAGGTATGGCCGACCGATTGGAACAACTGATAGAAATGGAATGTGCGGACGCGCTGCTTGACAGCGGCGTGTCCGTTCCTCTTAAAAAGTGGAAGCTGCCTTGGCTGAAACGCCCCGTGGAGATGCGTGTGACGATGAAGCGGCCGCGATTGCGGGGGCAGATATTGCTGGCCAGGGAATACCTGAAGATGGGTGTCAAGCCCGACTGGCAGCCGAAGGACAAGGCGGAGGAACTGGCCTTTGTGGCGGAGCATGGTCAGGCAGTGAGCCGACTGATGGCCTATACGGTATGCCGGGGCTACGTGTCGCGGCATGCGGGTATCGGTCTGACGGCCTGGGTACTGCGGAACTTCGTAGAGTGGCGCTATCTGACGGCCATGTTCCGGACATTTGAGCGGATGATGGGCACGAAGGATTTTATGCGTATTATCAGCTCGGCAGCGCGGGCGAACCCGATGAAGCCGAGACTGAGCCGGGCAAGGAAGGGGAGTTAAGAACCCGTTATGAGGGTTCCCATAGCCCTTTCGGCTTCGTGTGGCAGATAGCGACCGCGACCGGTTGGAGTGTGGACTACATCCTGGACGGTGTGAACTACCAGACGCTGATTATGATGCTGGGCGACGCGCCCCGGTATGTGCGTCAAAAGCAAGGCAGCGGAAACCATGATTCCAGACCGGAGTCCAGCGCGGAAGATGAAGCGAATGATATTGTAGGATTTTTTCAAAGCAGACTGGAATGAGCAAACCTGTAGAAATTGAATTTTTAATGAAGGACAAACTCACGCCCGGCATGGACAAGGCCGAGCGTGAGGCGCTGGAACTGCGTAATACCGTCAGACTGCTGGAGGCTGAACTGGAAAGGCTGCGCCTTGCCGGTGAGACAGCCGCCCCAAACCTGGACCAGCGTGCGAATATCGCACAGATTAACGCGCTGGAAAAGACTCTTGAGGAGTTGCGTTCCAGGCTGAAGCAGCTGCAGGAGGAATCGGAATCCGTACAGGTTACGCCTGCGGATGTGCCCGACGCCCGACGCCAGCTGGGCGGCCTGCACAACAGCATCCAGCAGATAGCCCGTGAAATGCCCTCGCTGGCCATGGGACCTCAGATGTTCTTTATGGCCATCAGCAACAACCTGCCGATATTCACCGATGAGCTGGCCCGTGCCCGGAAGGAATACGACGAGCTGCAGAAGTCCGGCAAAAAAGGGATACCGGTATGGAAGCAGGTGCTTACCTCCCTCTTTTCATGGCAGACAGCGTTCACCACCGGCATCATGCTGCTGGTGATGTACGGTGACGAGATCTGGGATTGGACGAAAAACCTGTTCAGTGCCAGGAAAGGTGTGGACGAATTCAACATATCACTCAGGGAAATGACCGAGATAGAAAAGGACGGCCGCGCCCAGATGGTGCGTACCCGTTTCGAGCTTAAATCGGTCATCGACGAAATAAAGAATTTCACCGGCAGCAAGGAACAGGAAAAGGTCAAGGTGGAGGAACTGAACCGCAAGTACGGGGAAAGTTTCGGTTATTATCAGACCTTATCCGGGTGGTATGACACCCTTATCCAAAAAAGCGAGGACTATGTTCAGGTGCTGCTTCATCAGGCCAATGTCCAGAACCTTGTCAACAAAGCTGCAGAAGCAGATGAAGAGGTGAATAAAATCAAAGCCCAGAATCCGGACGAAGTGGAAGGCGCACATGGCGGATTTTTCCGCTTTATGGCCAAAATGGGAGCCCATCATGTCGGGCTTACCCCACAAGAAATGGATGCGGAAGTGGACAAGGAGAATGAGACCAACAAGGCAGCGAAAATCAAGGAGGCAGAGGCGAGACGCGAAGCTTACCTGACAAAAGCCAAGGAAGAGGCAAAGAAAGCCGCAGAAGCAGCCGGGAAAGGGAATATCGGCGGACATACCGACCCCGAACAGTCCGGTAAGGATGCGGAAGCGGAAGCCAAACAGCGGCTTGCCACCGAGCGCAGGCTGGCGCAGGAACTTGCGGCACTCCAGGCCGAGAACCGGAAAGAGGAAATAGACCGCATGCAGGCCGGCACCGAAAAGAAACTGGCACAAATCGAATATGACTATAACGCCCGGAAAGAAGAGATAAACCGGCAGGAAGCAGCCTGGAAGCGGGAGAACAAGGAAGCCGGCATATCCACCAGCGGGAACGGATTGACCCCGGAACAGACGGATGCCCTTGTTGCAGCCCGCGATTCGAACGACAAGAACCGGAGTACTGCCATTACGGCCACCTTCGAGGAAGAAAAGGAAAAAGAAGGCCAGGCCATGCGTGACTACCTGTCGGAATATGGTAACTACGAGGAAAAGAAACTGGCTATTACTGAGGAGTATGAAAAGCGTATTGCTGCAGCCACCACAGAAGGCGAACGGAAAACACTCCAGGAAGAATTGAAGAAAAAGATGGCCGACCTCGATATGGAGGAACTGAAGGGAGGGCTGGACTGGGAAGCCGTGTTCGGCGATCTCGACAAGGTGTCCACCGAAAGTCTCCAGTCCCTTAGAATCCGGCTGAAGGAATATATCGATACGCAAAAGGAACTGCAGCCGGACAGCCTGAAAGACCTGGTCCGTGCAATAGATTCGATCGACAAGAAACTGAACGAACGCAATCCTTTTACAGCGTTGAGGACATCCATGTCACAGGTGAAATCTGCGACTATATCCGTCAAGGAAGCGCAGGATGCCTACAACAAGGCGGTGAAAGAAGGGACTGAGGCCGAGCAGAAGAATGCCAAGGCGGCCCTGGATGCCGCCCGGAACACGAAACAGAAAGCGTTGGCCGAAGCCACGGATGCTCTGCACGGCAGCGTGGGACAGGTGAAGGAATACGTGGGAGTCGCCGAGGATTTGCTGGGACTGGCGGGACAGTTCGGCATTGATCCCCCGGAATGGATGGGCGAATACCTGGAGGGTCTGGGGCAGACGCTGGACGGATTGGAAAGCATAGACCTGACAAAACCGATGAGCATCATTACCGGCGGTATCAAGGCGGTAAGCGGAGCGGTGAAGCAGGTGTTCAGCCTGGGCGGCATCATCGACTGGAACGGCAGCAACGCGAAGGAAGTACAGGCCACCATGGAGCGGCTGACCGACCGGAATGAGATGCTGCAGACCTCTATTGAGGATTTGACCGACTCAATCAGGCGGGGCCAGGGCGCGAAGAGTGTGGCGGCCTACCGCGATGCATACAGGATGCAGCAGGAGACAAACTCGAACTACCTGCAGATGGCTATGGCGCAGGCCGGTTACCACGGCAGCCACCATTCCTGGAACTACTACTGGGGCGGATTCAGCCAGGCGCAGATTGACAAACTGAGCGGGCAGATAGGCCGCCAGTGGGACGGGAACCTGTGGAGCCTGAGCCCGGAGGAGATGAAGGCACTACGCAGCAACGTGGACATGTGGACTCAAATCCAGAACACCGGCAAGGGCGGCTACGGCGGGCGACTGACCGAGAAGCTGGATGACTATATAGACCAGGCCGGCAAGCTGGAGGAGCTGACCGATAATCTTTATGAGGGGCTGACCTGTATTTCATTCGACGGTATGTACAGCAGCTTCATCGACAACCTGATGAACATGAAGTACGGTGCCAAGGATGCGGCTGAGGACATTTCGGAATACTTCATGCGTGCGATGCTGAGCAATAAGATCGGCGAGCTGTACAACGATAAGCTGAAGGGCTGGTGGGAGAAGTTCGGCAAGGCGATGGAGGACAACGATCTGACCGAAGCGGAACGGAACGCGCTGACGGATGAGTACATGCAGTATGTGGAAGAAGCCATGAAGCTCCGTGACAAACTTGCCGCCGCCACGGGCTACGACAAGGTGCAGGAGGAAGGCACGGTGCAGACGGGCAAGCCCGGCGCTTTCACCGCCATGACGCAGGAGCAGGGCACGAAGCTGGAGGGCATGTTCA